ATCAAGGCCGCGCTGGCGGCCGCCCTGGGGGCGCTGTGTGCCTACGGGGTGCAGCTGCTGGTGCCGGTGCTGGTGCTGGTGGTGGTGATGCTGCTGGACTACGCCACGGGCATGACCAAGGCATGGAACGCCGGGGAACTGTCCTCCCGGGTGGGCCTGCGGGGCATCCTGAAGAAGGTGGGCTACTTGGTCATCGTCACCGTGGCCGCTGTGGTAGACTGGCTGCTGCGCTACGGAGCCGACGCCCTGGGCTGGGACTGGCCGGTGGATTTCCTGTTTGCCAGCATTGTCATTATCTGGCTGGTGATCAACGAGCTGCTGTCCATCCTGGAGAATGTGTCGGCCATTGGGGCCCCGGTGCCTGGTTTCCTCCAGGCGCTGCTGAAAAAGTTGAAAGTACACACCGAGGATACGGCGGCGGACAAGCTGCCGGGAGAGGAGGACGACAACAATGAGTAAGCGAGTGTACATCAGCCCCAGCGACCAGACGGAAAACCGCTATGCCTGGGGCAATACCAATGAGCACGTCCAGTGCCAGAAGATCGCCGAAGCGGAGGCTGCCGCTCTGCGCCGCAGCGGCGTGGAGGTGAAGCTGGCTGCCTTCGGCACCACCATGGCCCAGCGATGCGCCGAGTCCGACGCCTGGCACGCGGACATCCACAACTGCGTCCACACCAACGCCTTTAACGGCAAGGTCATGGGCACCCGGATGTTCTGCTTTGCTATCCCCGGCAAGGGCTACGACGCCTGCAAGGCGGTGTTCGCGGAGCTGGCCCCGCTGTCCCCCGGCACCTCCGAAAACATCCAGAAGGCCAGTTACTACGAGGTGCGTGTACCTAATGCGCCGTCGGTGTACTGCGAGTGCGAGTTCCACGACACCGCCGAGGGCGCCAAGTGGATCGTGGAGCACACCACGGCCATCGGTGAGGCCATCGCCAAGGGCCTGTGCAAGTATCTGGGCGTGAAATACGTCCCGGCCAAGCAGGAGCCCCCCAAGCCCGCCAAGCCTGCTCAGAGCGATACTCTGTACCGGGTCCAGGTGGGGGCCTTCGCCGTCCGCGCCAACGCCGAGAAGATGCTCCAGCGTTTGAAGGACGCCGGGTTTGACGGTTTTATCCGGGAAGGTTCAAGATGATGTGAAGAGAGCGTCAAAGTAACGGGTTTAAAAATCTGGACGAAACCGGGGCAACGATGCGCCGACCCCCTGTTTCCGCCAAAGCTCCGCAAGTCCACGGCGAATATAATCGCCATGAATACAACTTACCGAGACATCCGCGCAAAGCTGCGCAGTATGGCCCCTCAGCGTGCCATTGATTACATCGCCGCGCTTGATCTTCCGGGAGACGAGGCGTTTTGCATCATCGCGTGCGACGTCAAGCAACAATCCAGACAGCAGGTGGCAAACAGGCTGTTTGCGTCGGTCGAGTATGTCAAGAAGCGCCGCCGCAACGGTTACCAAAAGATTGCCGACCATATCAAAAACCCATAAAGTAAAGACCCAACAAAGACCTTTTTCAGGCTCTTTGTTGGGTCTTTTTTGCTGTATTTTATAGATATACAAGGGGGTGCGGCGAAATGAGCGTAATGGAACGGCTGTTGATGTGTGGGTATACGGCGGATATGGCACGTGATATATGCAATCAATACGAAGATGACGCCGCTGGATTGCTTTCCCTTGCGCGAATTGTAGAGCTTTTCCACGACGATAGGCGCGAATATGTATAGCTATTACAATGGAAATCCACGAGGTAAAAATGTAGGCGATTGTACCGTCAGAGCCATATCGAAAGCCACCGGTAAGGACTGGGGCGCAACGTATCTTGCACTTGCAATAGAAGGGTATTTGGATGGCGATATGCCGTCTGCAAATGCTTGCTGGGGCCGGTATCTCCGCAGCATCGGATACCGGCGGTACATCGTGCCGGACACTTGCCCTGATTGCTACACGGTGGGACAGTTTGCGGAGGATCACCCGGTAGGCACCTATATTCTGGCCCTGTCCGGTCATGTGGTCTGCGTGCAAAATGGCACGATCTGGGACAGCTGGGACAGCAGCAATGAGAACGTATTGTATTACTGGGAAAGGACGGATGAAGCATGAACTATCCTTACTACGGAAACCCCTATATGCCGCCGATGCAGGACAACCTTGCCCAGCTGAGGCAGCAGCAGATGCAGGCCATTCCGCCGATGCCGCAAAATCCTCTGCCGCAGAGCGGCGTGCAGTGGGTATCCGGCGAACAGGAGGCAAGAAGCTGGATGGTCGCGCCCAATGCGGCGGTGGCGCTGTGGGATTCTACGGCTCCCACGGTGTACCTGAAACAGGCCGATGCAAGCGGCAAGCCGACGCTCAAAGTATACGACCTTGTAGAGCGGCTTGCAAGCGCCCCTGACGCGCAGAAAGCGCCCGCTGCGGAATATGTGACCCGTAAAGAGTTCGACGCGCTGGCGGCGCTTGTGAGCGAAATGAAGGGCAAGAATCGCAAGGAGGAAAAGAGCGATGAATAATCCGTTTTTCGGTGCAATGGGCGGCGGCAACGGCTTTATGCAGATGGTGCAGCAGTTCCAGCAGTTCAAGGCAAATTTTCATGGCGACCCCAAAGCAGAGGTCGAAAAACTCTTGCAGAGCGGGAAACTCTCACAAGCTCAGCTGAACCAGTTGCAGCAGATGGCGAAGCAGTTCCAAAGCCTGATGCAGTAAGCAAGTTTAAGCAAGTTTAAGCAAAGTTTAAGCAAAGTGTTTGCTAAATTGTTAGGTTAATCAATATCGTGGCCACGATTTGATAATAAAAAACTGAAAGGAGTTTTTCTATGTCTCTTTCTTCTGACGGCGCTCCCATGCTGACAATGCCCGTGGCACCCACTAACTCCGGCGGCAACGGCGGTTTTGGATGGGATGGTAATGGCAGTTGGTTCATCATCATCCTGTTCCTGTTTGCCTTCCTTGGCTGGGGTAATAACGGCTGGGGCAACAACGGCGGCAATTCCGGCGGCGTGGTAGACGGCTATGTGCTGTCTTCCGATTTTGCCAACATTGAGCGCAAGATGGATCTCATCAACGGTGGGCTGTGCGATGGCTTCTATGCCGCGAACACCACGCTGCTGAACGGCTTTGCCGGTGTCAACCAAAACATGAACAACGGTTTCCAGACCGCTGAACTGTCCCGCGCCAACCAGCAGGCCGCGCTGATGCAGCAGCTCAACGCCATGCAGATGCAGGCTGCCGAGTGCTGCTGCAACACCCAGCGCAGCATCGAGGGCGTGCGCTACGACATGGCCGCGCAGGCGTGCGACACGCGCAACACGGTGCAGAACGCGACCCGCGACATCGTGGAAAATCAGAACGCCAACAGCCGCGCCATTCTGGACTTCCTGACCAACTCCAAGATGCGCGATCTGGAGAGTGCAAATCAGGAGCTGCGTCTGGCGGCGTCTCAGTCTGCGCAGAACAACTATCTTATTTCGCAGCTTCGCCCGTGCCCTTCTCCCGCTTACATTACCTGCAACCCGTGGGCGGGTAGCGGCTATGGTGGATGTGGATCCGGTTGCGGCTGCTGATAACTGCATAGCATAGCTTTTTGTTGGCAATGTTTTGTTAACGTCAACAAAATGTTCGGCCCCGTGCCGATACTAAACCAAAGCGGCGGGGCAATAGCCCTGCCGCTGATTTTATGAAAGGAGTTTTCTATGCCTGAATACACTGCGATTGCCACGCAGACTGTGGCGGCAAATCAGAATGTGCTTTTTACCGAGGCACCGATCCCCTGCACAAAGGGCCTTATCACTCACCGGGTAGGCTCCGGCCTGTTTAACCTTCGCGGCAACTGCTCTCAGTGCCGCGCCCGCTACAAGGTGGACTTTATCGGCAACATTGCCGTAAGCACCGGCGGGACCCCAGGCCCCATCTCCGTTGCCATTGCGGTTGACGGTGAACCCCTGCTGTCCTCCGTTGCGACGGTTACGCCCACGGCTGCGGAGGCGTTTTTTAACGCAGCGGCATCCGAGTACGTTGACGTTACAAAGGGCTGCTGCGCGTCGCTGTCCATCCGCAACGTGAGCGGCGAAGCCATTGACGTGAGAAACGCGAACCTTATCATTACCAGAGTTTGCTGAGAAAGGAGAACACAATGGGAATGAAATCTATGTATGATCTGCGCGACATGCTCTGCAAGGAGCTGGAAGAAATCACTCGCAAGGGCGAGCTTGGCGCGGGCGATCTTGACATCGTGCATAAGCTGGCGAGCACCATCAAGAACATCGACAAAATCGAAGCGATGGAAGATGACGGCTATTCCAGCCGCCGCGATGAGTACGACATGCGCGGTAGAAGCAGACGCGGCACGCACTATGTTCGCGGCCACTACAGCCGCGACGGCGCAATCGACAACATGAAACGCCAGTTGCAGGAAATGCTGGACAACGCCGACGATGAAAGCATCCGCAGAGCTATCCAGCGCTGCATGGACACGATCGAGGGCTAAAGGGGGTGCGCCCCTATGGTCGACGAGAATGAGGTCAATCGCTGGATAGCTCGCCTCGAGACAGAAGAATCGAGCTGGAAAAACTATGAGCGCCTTGCCGTGCTGTATGCCATCCGTGGCCAGCAAAGCGGCAGCGGAGAGAGGGCTTTGCCAATGGCATACTCCGCGGCGCCCGCGCCGGTCAACGTCGAAACATACGGCGACAGCGATTTCCTGCGCGCAGTGGCAGATGTTTCACCGGACAAGGCATGGGAGATCATGGACGAGCTGATGGACAGCTTGAAGGTCGTCAACGAGCGAGTGTATAACAGCGTTATGCGCAAGCTGGAAAAGTGA